TTCATAATATAGACCCTCACAGTCATAGTTAGTTTGTTTTCTCAGTTTACATATACATTATAGCGCATTGGTAGGCACTTGTCAAGCATTATTTACGCTACTAAGTCCATGAATTTGTTGATAAAAATACGTTGGGTACGCTTATTTCCAGCAAATTTCTTGAATCCACGTAGTAAATCACCCTTTTTGTTCGATTTTACTGACAATTCTTCCTCATCAATCTTGATCTTGGAGCTCCTCATGATGAACCGAGTATCGAACCCCGCTTTATCTACCGCTACAATCATGCCAGTTCCTCTTGCACTCGCCCATGCGTCCCCAGCTTCTTGATAATCAAAGCTAGGATTGTTTACCTTGTAGTAGTCCATGAAATCTGATTCTACTTCACGCTGTGTCCATCTGTTCACTAGGTGATAGTTCACCAAAGTAGAGCCAGTAATTTGCTTATACAATTCTAACAAAGAGGTAGTCAGTACGGCGTGGCGGCTAATAGAACCACTACTGTCAAAACCAACACTGACTGATCCGTATTTGAAAACTACATTTTCGTTGAAGCCGGGACGTTCTATTCGATATTTATTGTTCCACTCAGAGATTTCATCTGAAACATAATCAATATAATCAGTAGCACCACCATCTGTTAGAATGATTGTATTTAAGACTTCTACTTTATAGTCCTTGCGGAACTGTTTAGCAATCTCAATACCAACCATCAAGGCAGAGTTGAGAGGAGTAGTGCCTAGTCCATAATTTCTATTTTTTATTGCTAAAGATGAATTGTAATCCCATGTCTGTGAATATATCAATAGATGCTTGAATGCTTCTACAGTTTGCATTTTATTAAACTTGCTAGAAAACAAATGTGGCATTCTTAAATCAGCGATACGAGCATCACCAGGGACTCGGGATAAGTCATCGTTGTCTCGATTGTTGCTAGTAAATCCATACACATCAAAAGGAACATTGATTTTTTTGCAGAACATAACTAGAGTGAGCATCTGTTCGATAGTATTGGCGATCTGAGGACGCATTGAGCCTGACATGTCAAGGTACATAATCATACCGTGATTCTTGCCTTTGGGTAAGATAGTAGACTGCTTGAATATATCTTCGCTGATTTTATATGCCCAGAGACGATCCTCGTTTAGATCACCAGTTTTAGCGACACGAGCTTTTAGACTTTCACTTGCCTTACGCTTCATTTCGAACTGCTGTATCATGCTGTTCACGATGCTAGTATTCTTACGGCGAAACTCTGTGTACAGTACAGTAGCAGTCTGGTCTAGGCTCTCATTTTTGTAGTCATGAAAACTATCATCTAGACCAGAGTACATCTCACTAGACGAAATTACATACTTTGTAGGATCAAACTTAGGAACATTGACATAGCAAGAGCTTCTTTTTTCCGAGTCTAATAGTTGATTTTCGTTGTCACGGAATGCTTCATCTGTGATTGAACGAGGCTCGTTGCTTTCCTCGAAATCTGACATCTCTTCGTAGTCATCGTTAGGAGAAAATAGGCTGTCAAACTCATCCATCTCTTGGTCATCAGAATCACCTTCATCAGATTCTGATTCTGACATAGGAGAATCAGATTGATCATCGTCCTGATCGGCTTCTTCTTCTGAATCATCTGAGTATGACATGTCGCTACCTTGACCGTCTTCGCCTTCATCAGATTCATCGCCGAACTGTTCTTCCTCACCAGCAGATTGCTGATTTTCTTTTTCTTCTTTGGCATCGCCATATAATTCTTCAGCGAGGGTAGCAATCTCGTCCCAAGTGTCTGCATTTTCTAGACGAGCCAATACTAGCTTCTCATCATCAGAAAATTTTACATTTAGGAAAGAGCCAACCTTGTAGTGAAGATTGATACGGTCAATAAAAGACAAAGAAGTGATGTCCGTGCCTTCAGTACCGAAGAAGTTTTTGTTGAACAACTCACGATAGCCAGCGTAGAAAGATTTTACAAGACCTGGATATTCTTTCTTGATGAATCGCTCGATGCGAACATCTTCTAGGACATTGTAGAAGCCTTTCTTGGCTTGCGAGTCACGGACTGCATCGTGCCAGCCTTCAGGAGGAGTGAACCGAGCATGACCAACTTCGTGACCTAGAAGAAGGTCATATAGAGAGTCGGACATGTCTGTCCATTCTGGCAGCATAAGCTTACGATTTTGGACATCGAATGCTGCGGTAGGGATATTGTGATGCTCAACCGAGATGTTCTCGGTAGCAAGCAGTTTAGCTAGGATTGACTTTGATTCAATGACTTTCATGCTCGGTCCTCACAACCTTTTCTCATTTTGTACAACTATTATAACAAAAGGGTGTGAGGATGTCAAGCATTCATTTTATGAACTAAATCAATGACTTATGCTTTAGTTCGCTTCTTCCTCACTACTTTAGCTGGTATTTCCTTGGTATTTTCTAGCTTTTCGGCAGCTGCCTGTAGCTTCTCAAGGATAGCATTGCGCTTCTGAAGCCTTTCGGTCACTTCATCTGGTGATAACCAATAGTCTTTACCTTCTAGTATACTATCAATTTCGTCTTGTGTAAAGAAGTCTTTGTAAATACTGTCCATCAAGTTTCTAGCCCACTTGTCATTGTGGTGGACTTGTGCCATCATCTCATTACCTTTACCGATAGTACCACCAGAGAAGTTGTGGAACATAAAGATACTGTGGTCTGAAATCTCACACACATCTGCCATTAGAAACAAGAATGTTGCTGCCGACATACAGGCACCTTCAACTGAGGCTACAACGGTTGCTCGTGATTCTGAGATAGCTCTCATCAATTGTACTGCGGTAAGAGCTTGACCGCCATAACAGTTAATGTGAAGATATACCACATCTTGTTCCGTAGAAGACCTTAGAATTTGATTCCACTCTGAATAGTCTTCTGGATTTCCAATTGCGCTATTCAAATAGAAATCTAATATTTGTCCTGTTGGACGATTAAATACACCCCTAACTACAGGCGAGACTTCGAAGTCTCTGTCCTTTGATACTCTAGCCATTATCAGCTCCATTATTTAAATTAATCGTTCAAAAACTTTATTATATGTTATCGTAATATCTAGTAACAGCCTTGATTTTTTCAACTTGCTTATCAATGATAGCTGTTCTGTTCGGCCAGTGAATGTAATCTTTCTCTGGATTTTTTTGAAGGTTGAACAGTAGAGGTAAGATAAGATCCTCTACTTGCTTCAATTTAGTTACGACATCTTGCTGTACAAGTTGACGGTGTTCATTAATCATTTCGGTATCATCAGCACTTATGATGAGAGACTCTAGTCTTTCCATCTTGTCCATCAGTGCTTGTAATTGCTCGTCATCTACCTGTGCTACTACAGGCTGAGTGGGCTCAGTTGCAGTGGCAGGTATATCATCTACTGCTGTGAAACCAAAATCCCATTCGTCTGACATTACGCAGCTCTCCTTTTAAACCTTTTTACTTTTTTGTCTAGCTGTTTTAGTGCCCTTTCTATCTTGAGACTAGAAGCTCTCATTGTAAAGTTTTGTCCTACCATGTGATCAAATTCGTGTAGCATAACACGAGCATACACACCACCAAATTCTTCTATAGTTTCTACTCCGTTCTCGTCCTGATATTTTATTGTACAACTATCGGGTCGTGTTAGATTTAACCAAAGACCAGGGTAGGATAAACATCCTTCTCGCATAGTCACACCAGTATTAGAAACTTTTAATAGTTCTGGATTAAAAATTGATTTCTCATCTAATCCTGATCCGCCTACTACGAATACTTTCTTATTTATTCCTATTTGATTCGCCGACAAACCTACACCGCCAAACTTACGCATGCCTACAAATAATTTTTCACTCAATTCTTTTGCGTCTTCGGCATCGAAGTCAAAGCGATCAGGTTCTTGCTTGAGCATTGGGTGACCAAAGGGTAACAGTTCTATTGCTTTTTCTTCTTCCATCATATAATCCTATTTATGACATTACTGAATAGTTATTTTTCTTTTCAAATTTTATGATGCCTCTAAACTTATCAAACAATTGATCGCCTTTATGTGAAATAACAAATACATTAGTTTCTGGGCCAATCGTGTTCAATAACTGCATCACATAGTCTGTACCATTGACATCAAGAGAACTATCAAATACTTCATCGAGCAGCATCAAGTTTGTACTAGCACTGTTCTTCATCTTCGCAATAGTACGCCAAGTAAATACGAGTGCAAGGTCAATGCGCTGCTTCTCGCCTTCACTAAACGAAGCATAACTAAACTTGTCTCGGTGTCGTGACTTGATTGTTTCTTTAAACGTCTCGTCTAAATCAAACTGTACAAAGAAGTCCATTGACTTTAGGTACTTGTTTACTAATTTATTTATGACAGGCAAATACTGACGAATAATTTTAGTCTTGATACCAGAATCTTTTAATAAAGATTCAGCAATAGAATTATACTCTTGTTCAGTCTTGTATTCTGTTCTAATTTCTGTCTTTGATATCAAATCTTTAGCAACAGTTTTTAGCTTGTCAGTTTCTTTTTCAATGTCGCCAACTTTGTTTTCTGTTTCTGTTTTTTCAATATTCATTCTTTGTAACAAAGTTTGTGATGACATAATACTGTTGTTAGTATCAATTATCTTTTGTTGTATGCCTAGAAACTCTTCGTATGCTTTGTCTAACTCAGCCCATTCAGATGATAATGTAGTACTTGCTTTTTCTAGTTCAGAAATTTTAGTTTTCTTTTCTGTTGCGATAGATTCTTTGAACTCATGTGGTATGCCTTGCTTGCAAGTAGGACAGTCATCATGGTTTTCATAGAAAGTTAATTCTTTCTTTTGCTCTCGTATCTTACGATTAAATTCCGTCTTAAATCCATCAAGACGTTTGCGCTTGTCTTCTATTTTACCAAACGACTCTTTAACCTGAGTGTCTAGGTTGACCTGTGATTGTAGAGATGCGATAGTAATTTCTATGTCAGAAATTTCTTTGAGGACTTTGTCTACCTTTTCTTTCTTATCGCTCTCAAGTGTTTGAATATAATTTTTTTGTAAGGACGCTTTTTCTTTTGTGACAGAAATTTCGCTCTCTAGAAATCTCAACTTCTCTTTTAGGTCATTCACTTTTGTTTTCAGTACTTCTTTCATTGTAGTAAATATGCGAATATCCAAAATGTCTTCGATGATTTCTCTACGAATGTTAGGAGTCAATTGCATGAAAGGTGTAAACGATGCACTACCAAGAATAACAATCTGAGTAAAAGACTTGTAGTTCAACTTGAGAATATTTTCTTCTAGATGTTTTTGATAGTCACGCACACTCGCATTCTGATCTACCATTTCGCCATCTATTACAATTTCAAAAATGCCAGGGTTACTGCCTCTACGAATAATATAGTCTTTCGTGCCTATAGTAAATTCAACTTCAACTATCATAGCTTTTCTGTTTATGCTATTGATTAATTGAGGTTTAGAAATGTTTCTAAATGGTTTATTGAATAGAGCAAACGTAATAGCATCAAGTAAAGTAGATTTACCAGAGCCATTGTCGCCTACTATTAGAGTGCTGTTGCTTCTGTCCAACTGAATTTCGGTAAAAGCATTGCCGGTTGAAAGAAAATTCTTCCAACGAACCTTTTTGAAAACTATCATACATGATCCTGTGCTTCAACATACAGCGTTTGAAGTAATGATTTCAACTTTTCTTTATCAACACTTACTTCGATGCCGTCAACATAATCTTTTAACAGAGACATAGTATCTTCTAAGTCTACATCTTCACCAACTGCTTCATCTTCAAAGTCAGATAAGTCTTCGATGATTTTTAACTCAATCAAATTGCATTGATATAAGTTATCTATAAAGGCATCAAACTTGGCAAAGTCAGTCTTCTTTGATACAATTACTTTTACGCAACCGTCACGAACTGAGTCATAATCGTAAACAAAATCACCAGAAAAAGATCCGGTATCGGTGTCATCATAATAGATTTTGTGGAAAATTCTAACTGGGTTATTAACATATTCAAGTTCTTTTTTATGTGTGTCATAAATTGCAAAGCCTCGTGGGTCGTCATAGTCTGACCAGGTTATCTCGTAAGGATTACCCATGTATGTAATATTACCTTTAGTGTGCCTATGATGAAAATGACCGCTAATAACCATAGGCAGATGACTAAACATACTAGGATCCATGCCATGAGGATTAGGGGATCCACGATACATGTCATAGCCAGAGAACTCAAAGTGTCCCAAGCAGATGTCAGCTTTTGATTTAGAGATAATTTCAAATGATTCTTCATAGTTTTCACTGCATATCCAAGGCACAAATAGTACTGTGCTTTCGCCCATCTTAATTTCTGTGACTTTTTCATACAGAGATATATTGTTGTACTCTCTGAGCAAAAGCCCTGGAGAATTTACATCGTTTGTATTTTTAAAGTAAGTATCATGATTACCAGGGATCATATGCAGGTCTATATTCATTTCCTGCAAACGATCAAAGAAGTATGCTTTACAACTCTGTAGTGTGTTGTAGTTGATATACTTTCTTCGATCAAATGTATCTCCTAAATCAAATACAGTTTTGATACCTTGACGCTCAAGCTCTGGAAAGAATGTTTCTTCATAGAACTTTTTAAAGTGTGCGTCAAATGCAATCGAATCACTTCTTGCGCCGAAGTGAAGGTCTGTTACCATTGCAAATTTCAAATTAAAACCACTCTGGGATTTGTCGTTTAGTCCACTTAGCAAAGTCTCGCTTGTAAATGCGATAGTAATTGCGATACGCTTCTACTACATTAGACATTTTAGCATCGTCTGGCATTGCTTGTGGAAGTTCTGTAAGTACACCACTAGGTATATTTGATGGTGTATTACATAGTATACTTTCTAATTTGCTTTGTGTCAAGTGAATTCTACCGTAGCGGTGAGTATATTCCTGACACAAAGCGATCCACATGGTGTGCATATATTCATAGTTTGCTTTAGTTTGACGAGTCCACACACCAGATGGATGATTGATGTGTGATGCCTTGTACACTTCGTTCTCAAGAACTTCATCCACTAATCGCCATCGCTTAATACTACGATTGTTCTTAGTCTTGTCTTGATACATTGTACCATCAAGAACACGATGTGCAGTAGACATGAGTTGAGCATACTCAATGATCATTTTTACCACATGCTTATCACAATGGTATTGAGCAGCAAGTACTGGATCTGTATCTAAAGCAAAGATATTCATGTCTTACTCCATGATGTTCTTGAATGTAGTTTCGAATTCTTCGTTGATTGTAGTTTCTTCTGCAAAATTTTGCTTGTGGTAAACACGAGCCATCTTGCGAATCACTCGCTTGTCCAGAAACTGTTCTTCGTGCAGCTTGTTTACAATCTCTTTAATGAGGTCTCGTTCTGCGTCCATACGAGTCATTGAGTTTGACATTTCTTCAACTGCGCTTCTTACTTTTTGTGCATCCATAATATAACTCCTAGAGTAAATCAAACAACAAATGTATTCTATCATCGGTCTTGCTTGCATTCAATGCAGTGTGTCTCTTTGTTGTGTCAGTAAGATACGCACTGCCATCTGCTGGCATATGAAAAACTTCACTATTAATAATCATTAAAGCATCAGTATTAGTTACAACTGGTATGTGAATTCTTTTGCTAAGATCAACATGAAGGCTCATGCATCTCTTTGGCTCCAGTCTCATAATTCTAGCTCTACCTATGCGATAAGTTTTTTGTAATTCTTCACACACATACTCGATATAAGTACCTGTCAGATCAGAATTTATTTCAGTGAAGTCATTATTACACACTCTTGGCATTAATTTTATTAATGATCCGCACCCTTCGTACCATTTCTGAGTGTCATGTGCTTTTTTAGTATGTTTTATTCCAATTTGATTTGTTGTTGGACAAAACTTCACTGAATCAATTATATCATAACATTCTTTTTTTATAATGTCAATATCAAAGATATAATCTAATGTGTCTATCATGATGATAACATGTCAATAATAAGTTTGGCTTCAGCTATTGAATCGTGAAGCGCATTGTGATTAATCCCAGTCTTTTCTAGCCGTCTGCCTAGAATGCTAGTCAGTGTTCGCATGTCGTAGATGTCCCAGAATTTCCAAGGAATATTTATCATCTCATCATTCAATGCAAAGTATGCAGATTCAAGTATTGTAATATCAAAACTAGATCCATTACCCCAAATCGGTACTGAAGTATTGCCATAGAATTCTGTGAATTTTTGCATTGCTTCTTTTAGAGGAACAGGATCTTTTTGCCAAGATTCAATTGCTTCTTTCGGCTGTGATGCCCACCAAGCGACAGTCTCTTTGCTGATATGAAGTCCTATTTCTTTGCATGTTAACGGATCAACATTGATGAAGAACTCTTCAGTTATTCCATCTTGCAATGTAAACGCAACTGCGCCAATAGAAATAATACATGAGTTTGGTCTAGCACTCAATGTTTCAAGGTCAACTACTATCTGTCTATCAGATGGTTTTATTTTCATCTATAATTCCTGTGTCCCAATTTCTTGCAAATGCTTCTGCATAATGTATGCTCTTACCGGGAAACTCATTTGTTCCAACTTTTCTACCATCTTTATACATGTCTACGACATAAATTGTATCTGGCCCTGATGATCCATTGCCGTTGAATGGGATACATCTAATCGTGCTATGTCTCATATAGTTTCTCCAGTGTTTAACCATGATACTACATTGCATACTAGTTGTCAAGTGGTAATTTTTGGGGTTCATCGAAGTATTTCGGGCGTCTTTTGGGCTTATCTTCAGTAGGAGACACCTTATTTAGCTGCTTTTTGTCTTTTGCGTTGTTATCTACCTGTTCTTGTACCCATTTTAAGTACTCATAGTTGCCTGAATCACCTTCAATTTCATCTAGCAACTGTTGCAGGTCAATGCTTTGTAGATAGTTAAGCTTTGTTTCAGTTTGTCTAGCCTCTTTCTTGATGCGCCGAATGAATGAGTAGTAGGTAATCTGAGTAAAGTAGGCGAAAGGATTATTAGATTTCTCTGGATTGAATCTGTCAGCATACCGTAAACAATTCTCAATACCATCAAGTACCATCTCATCACGAAATGTATAGTTGACAAAGTTTGCTTTGTATGCCAGATGATTTGAAATCTTAACGAAACACTCACCTAGATAGTTAGTGCATTGAGGAGTAGGTTCACCAGCAGCTACTGCTTTATCCCACTGTTCTTTCCACACCTTCATCTCGGCGAAAAACTTTTTATTATCTACATAATGTGCTGTTTTTTGCTTACTCATTTTTTATCTCCATCAAATTAAATCATAATACTATAGTACTACAAAAACATAACAATGTCAACTGAAAATAAATGAGAAAAGACTTGACAGAGGCTCTTCACCTTGTTATAATTGTCTTGTTAGAAAGAAAGCAGTACTCTAATGAAAAGTTTTGTCTTTACCAGAAGCAATTAAATCCAATTGTTCTTCTAGGTAATCCAGTTCTTCTTTAGACATTTCTTGAATCTCTTCTGGTAATTCATCATCAACAGCATCATCATTCTTGTAGAAGTTACCATCAAGAGAAATTGTTTTATCATAAACATTAGACACCATCTCTTCGTAAGATTTATACAATCTTTCGCTCAAAGAACAAGAAGAGACAACAGAAAATTGATCAATGAAAACTTCACGGTCATCAGTCATGACAAGATAGGGACGAAGAACCATATGTTCTCCAACAAGATTGCCATCATCATTCATGATAGGCTTAGCAGTAACTTCTAAAGGAAACTTAACTATGATCTCTTCAGGCGTATATTCGACATCGCCTACAATATTCAGACCATTTATTAAATTTACTATTTTGTAATTAGTTTCCAATTGGAACCCTCACTAGCTTGTATTTAAAGCCTTCTTCATTATATATTTTAACTCTTTCGACCATGTGTCCAAGAGTATAGTTCTTCTTTGATTTCCAAGAAATATCATCACCAACATCAAAGAGATTACAACTTGTTTTACTGTCACCTTTTCTAAGACCTCTACCAATAGACTGTAAGTTTCTTATTCGGCTTTTACTCGGTGAAGCAAAAACAATGTTATGCAAGTTACGAATATTTATACCAGTTGAAAACGTACCATATGAAGCAATAATGATAGCATCATTTTCTTTCTCCGTCAATGCTCTTATTTCTTCTCTCTACTCAGTATCGGTGCCGCCATGGACGAAGAATACTTTTCTATCAGCACCAACCTTATCATTTATTAACTGATACAGAACCTTACCATGCTTCTCTACAAACTGAAACAGCACTAGTGTATTGCCTTTTTGTGTAGTACATAAGTTTTTCAGAAAAGTATTTCGTTTAGGGTGACTTACAATCCAGTCCATCTCTTCTTGATATGTCATACCCTTTACTAGTTTTCTTTCCTGGTCAGAATAGTCAAGGACCAAACAAGTAATGTCTAAGTTTGCTACTGTATTATCTTCCATCAACTTCTTGGTAGTAATCACATTTTTTACTGTACCAAAGATGCCTTCTAGTACAAGCTTATGAGTTTTTGTGCCGTCAAGAGTACCAGTAGTGCCGATGCGATAAGGTGCATTAACACACTTGTCTAGGATAGTAGTAAGAGATTTTGCTTTGAAGTTATGTGCCTCGTCACCATAGACAACATCAAACTGTTCAAACCAAGCTTTAGGAAACTTGTAGATAGATTGCCAAGTAGAAATTGTTACTGGATATTCTGCTGTCTTCTCTTTGCCACCGTAGATTCTATGACAGTTCTCAGAGACCTGCCAGGCATCTGCTGTTGCATAGTCTCCAAAGTCCCCATACATTTGCTCGACCAGTGAGGTTGTTGGCACAATAAGGAGCTGCTTACGACCAAGATGTTGATGATACCGAACAAGATTATAGATAATAAGAGACTTTCCAGATGCAGTGGGGGAAAGTAAGAGCGCCCTACCCTTGTTAATAGAGTGCTTGACTGCTTCGACTTGGTAGTCTCTGATTTCAATGTCTTTTTCTCCGCTCTGAAGTTTTAGTTTTTTAGCAAAGTTTTCTACATAGTGTGTTGAGACAGGATCGCCTACGTCATCTATCTCAACATCTAATTTGTATTCTAGTGTATCAGCAAACTCTTGTAAGTAGGGTAACAAACCTACATAAAGTTCTTTACGATACATGTTATAGAGTCTTGCTTTACCGTCCCATGCTCTGGCTTTATATGCAGGCATAAATCTTGCGCCTGGTACATCGAACGAAAAGAAATCACAAATTTCTTGGCCAGTTCCAGGGTCAGTATCTATCTTCAAATACGCTTCATTATATTTTGTGACTTTAATCACTACATCAATCCGTTAGTAAACTTTGTCCACTCCACAGCATTTTTGATATCCCAAGTTCTGCTGTTTAGTGATTTCATTACTGATTCGCATTGATACAGACACGCTTTAATGTAATCAATCTTATCCATAATTTTTATAATGTCAGAATCGCTTTCAAGGTATTCTTGCATTTCATTTTTTAATGGCTGAGGACCTAAGTACTGATCCCAGCCCAATTCACTAAGCTCTTCTTTAGAAAGCTCGCCACGAAAGTAACGCCACTTTATACGCCGCAAAGAAAACAGTTGCGATTCGTATTTTCTTAGTTGTAATTTAAACGTAGTAAGATAGTTTAAATACTTTGAGTGCAGCTCAGGGGTTTTTGTAGACTCGCTGCCTAAATTCAACTCATCAATCTTGCAATCAGCCTTCCACTGATCTTGCAAATCGTTTAATGTAATCATAATATAACCTCATAATATATGTACTATTTATACTGTCTATTCTGAGTCGTTCAATGGGTTATCAAGTATACGCTCGATCTTTTCTTCTAGATCATCACGCATTTCTCGCAGCTCTTCGTCAAGCTCTCTGAGCCTGTCATTCAAAGAAGTCTCCATTGAGTACACATCGTTGCGTAAGTCTCGCTGTGTCTCATTTGTAGACTCGTCAATTGTTCTTACGAATGTATCCACCTCGTCTGCATCTTCACGCACACGGTCTAAGTCTTCTCTCATGCTCTCTAGCAGAGTCGTTACAGTTTCAAACTGCTGACCAACATCTTCTTTGAGTGAGGCTACTGTCTCTTCTTGTACTGCTAACTGCTGATTGATACCAGACATATCAGGGGCAACATATTCTGTCACTGCTTGTTCTGCATCAAGCAAACGCTGATACACTTCAAAGCCTCCCCACATTGCTCCTAATATAGAACCTAGCAACGGTATAATAAGCAGCATTTTGCCACCAGTTAATTTTACATCACCAAATTCTACTTCTGCCATTTAATTTCTCCTATGGTGCAGGTAATAGAGGATCGTCTTCTACAATATATGGATCTGGTAATAGATCTAGCTCACTATTTCTATCTTGATACCAAGATGGTATCTCAAAGGTTGCTGAACCCGGTGTCCAAGAATTTGTACTAGAACTGTAGCTTTGAGTGTCTCCAGAGATTGTACTAACTAGTAATTGCTGAGTGAAGTTGTATTCAGTTGATATAGCAGTCTCGCACAGTGAAGCTGCGCTGACCATTTCTGGTCCATAAGCAGCTACAATAGCGGGCTTGTATTCCATATCACTAGTTACTTGTAGCTCACCAGTATCACTAAATGAAGCATCTCTTGCCGATAACGCACTTATAACAGAACTATAACTTCCACTTCCATTTGCTACTGTGGTATTGAAGCTAATTGATTTTAATTTATTGACAATTTCTAAACTTTGTGCATATTCAGTCCACTTGCCAATTTTATTCAAAACAGCTAAAGCAAACCCTTCTGGTGTTTGCCCTGGTGGGATAGATATGTTTCCTACAACATAGTAATCACTAGGTGCTGCCTGAACATCCCTGGACACAAGAGATCCTACTGAGGTATTGCAGTTATATCTAGCTTTTAATACGCCTCTTGCAAGTTGTTCAAACTCTTCGTTTATTAAGGTAATAATGTAATTAGCATCACCTCTCAGAGTAGTAATCTGATTGTCTTTATTTTGTCTATATGTTTCGTTTTGATTGTAGTTTGTTGTAGCATTATTGTAGTCTGAAGTATAATCAGGATCTGACGAATCTAAAGAATTTCTATGTGTCAGCCAAGCATTTCTATTGGTTTCATGCTGAGTCATTCTAGCGCATAATGCTTGAATTTTTGCATCTATTGCAGTTTTATGAATAACAGCCTCTTGATACAAAGGGGCAACTGCATATTTAATTCTAGCCATTTCATCAGTCATAGAATACATTGCTGATTCAGATATGTCATTGTTTGATATTATGCTAGATTCTGGATGTATTTCTTCAATATTTTCCAATAAACCCATATTGTTTTTAATATCCAACATCCAATCAACTATGAAAGATTCTAAAATTTCTTCAATGTTTAATATACTGTCGCTGGGAATACATGTAGCCATTACAATCTCCTGTTCAATAATTCACTATTTATATTGTAAACTTATGAGTTCTTCATGTTTGTTATCTGTGCCAATCATTCGCAGCATAGAGTTTCTATCATTCTGTACACTGCTCGTCGGCATGCCTCTGTCAGTGTAGAAGCTAACATCTTGTAACTGTCCGCTGTATTGTGAGAACGCACTGTTACGACCCATTAAGAATACAGTCAAGCTTTGGTCTGTGAATCCGCCAGAGTCTTGCATGTTACTAGCAAACTCGTCCAAGTTTTGTTCTAGTTGTTCGTCAGACATATTGTTAGCTTGGGCGTCTGCTCTTTGTGTTGTCTGTTGTTCTTGTTGGCTAGGTGGAGCAACATTGAAGCGAGAGAAGTCAGGCGGTGCTGTTGAAGTAAGAGCGTCACTGATTGAACCACCAGTGGAGAACGCCTGGTCAGTTTGGCTTCCAAAATCTTGATCGGTTGTAGTAGTTCCTTGTGATGAAGTATCAAGAATCTCTTGTTGAGTTTCTGTTTGGCTAGAACTAACTACTGTTGCCACAAATATTTCTGGATTGCTACCAAAAGTAAAATCGAGAGTAGCTTCGCTTTCAAAAGACGAGCCACCAGAACTAAATGTTTGTCCAGTGTCACCCATACTAAAATCCATACCTCCACTGTCACTTCCCGAATTTTGATCTAGCAATTCTTCTAGGATACTTTCTTCTGTCGTCTCATAACCTGCTACATCTTGAATCGCTGTTTCTGCTAAAGAAAACTCTGTTGCCATATCTTGTGAAAGAGTCTCTTGTGTTGCTATCTCTTGCAAAAGAAACTCTTGTGTTGCTAACGATTGTAAAAGAGTCTCTTGTGTTGCTATTTGTTCCATTGCAATGCCTACAGCATCAACTCTTCTTGCCGCATTGACTCTTGATATAGTACCCACTGCAGGATCTTCTATCTCTTTTACTGTGGGTTCTGATGTGAGTAAATTTTCTTCATTTTTACTCATAACATCTTTCACAAGAGTAATTTCTTCTTCAAAGTACTCATTATCTAATGGAGAAGAAAAGAATTCTTCTTTATCCAGTTCGGGGGTAAATTCTTCATAAGCAGCCTGTATTTCTTCAAAGCTATCTGTTGATACGTCACTTTCTTCGATGAAGTCATTAAACTTTTCCTCTAATTGTTGTAACTCAGTAGCGATCTCTTCTTTCATTTCATTAACTGGCGGCTCACTAAAATCATCCATCGGAGGCATAGAATCATCTATGGGCATTTGATCGTTAAACGCTTCTTCAACATATCCATAGTTAGGATCATTAGCATAATCAAATAGTGATGGGTCTTCTTCGTACTTTTGCTCAAAGAAGTCTTGAGCAACTGGTCCTAATGACATACTGTCTTGATAAGAGTTAAAAGCATCTGCGTTTGGATCTACGAAGTCATAGATGTCATTGCCGTATATTCCATCGTCATAACCTAAGAAACTTTCAGTAGGATCAAAAATACCACATGACTTTGGATCTTCTGCGCATGGGTCTATAGCCACATAATCGGATACATTACTATTGGATGTAGCTAGTGTGGTAATATCACCGTACTGGTCTTCAAAATTGCCTGTCAGTGTATTAAACGTCCACACCATTGGAACATCTTTGTTCCAGCCATTCTGTTTATATTTGAGTACGTTATATTGACCTATGCTCAAGTCACCTGCCGTGCCTACTGTAGTGTTGTGTGAATCTATGTTTATTTCATCATATCTAAATTTAATGTCGCCCGTGTCAAAAAGTTTTATTTCAAAACTATTTAAATTATTGAGATCGTAATACTCGGGTATATCGTACCAGCCAAACGTAGCCGTATTGTTTGTTGTTTTAAACCAAGGGTTGGGATTAGGAGCCACTGCTAAGTCTGTCCATAAGCCGAAAATAGATTGACTCAATGCACCTGCTTTGTTACCATTTCTCCATTCTTCGGTATTGTACATTTCAGCTTCTAAGTCGAAGCCACTGCAACAAAAAGTTCCTCCATTAACACCAGTATCTTGAAAGTTCAATACGCCGGTATATGTAACCCAGGCTTTATCGTATGTGTTGTCATAGAAAGGAAAGTCAAACCCTAGATCAACTTGAGTTTGTTGGAGGTCATTAATCTGAAGCTCTACTGCTGAGTTATCATTTCTCAAGTCTGCAAGCACGGACGGGTATTGCCCGTGAGCAATTCCGCTAAATAACAATAAGCTGAAAAGTAGCTTCTTCATTAGTTAGGCATGTTCGGTGATGATTTTAATTTCTTAGCTTTACGCTTAGATACACCCGGTACATCAGCTAAGTTTTCTTCCCATGCTTGACCAGCTTCATCGCCAATCATTCCTTCATACGGACAAGGTGTGCCAGCCATCTTCATCGCAGTCCATACACGCTCGTCTTGACACATCAATGATACAGCAGCAACACGCATACCCATATCGTATATCGTCTTAGCAAGTTTGATGCGCTCACAGTTCGTATCAGTGACAGACTTGCCAGCTGATAGACCAAAGATTTGAGTCTGAACAGCACCTGCTACACCTGTAGTACATAAGTCTTGAGAGAAAGACGCACCAATAGACGGAGCAATAGCAGAAGGAGGTGGCGACTCAATCTTTTGATTTATTGTCTGCTCTGATTGTGTCTGATTAATGTTCTGATTTACATTGTTATTATTATTTGTATTATCAGTTTCTACCTTGCTCGTACTAGTACTTGTAGAGACATTTTCTGAAGTTGATTCATTAATGTTTTTATTTGTATTGTCGCTAGTAGATTCAGATGTATTGGTGTTTACATTATTGCTGGTACTAGTGTTTACATTCGTGTTGCTGTTGGTGTTAGTATTTGCGTTAGTCGAAGTGCTAGAGTTTACATTTGTGTTATTGTTTGTGTTCGTATTGGTACTAGTGTTTACGTTTGTATTATTATTCGTATTGGTACTAGTATTAACATTGGTGTTATTATTCGTATTGGTATTTGTACTAGTACTAACATTAGTGTTGTTATTAGTATTCGTGGAAGTAGAAGTATTAACATTTGTGTTATTGTTTGTGTTCGTATTGGTACTAGTGTTTATGTTTGTATTATTATTCGTATTGGTACTAGTACTAACATTTGTATTGCTATTCGTATTATTATTGGTGTTAGTACTAGTGTTCACGTTTGTATTGCTATTCGTATTGGTATTAACATTTGTATTGCTATTTGTGCTAGTATTAACATTATTGTTATTATTGGTATTCGTAGCAGTTGATGTAGCTGATGTTGTTGCGGTTGAGTTGATGTTGGTAGCCGCAGACGATCCCTCACAATATTGAGTTCCTAGAGTACAAGTACCAGAAGCTTGAGCTAACGAAGTATTTGATAATGTAAGGATCATCACAGACATAACAAAGATTAGCAAATATTTCATTACTAGCCTCGTAGTGTGTCAATAATACGACACTTAATAGGTGTTATAGTGAGCTTTTTTAATCTAATAGCTATTTATAAACTGTCACAATTAAGACAGTTTTGGTAGTTATATCGACTCTATTTTATATTGTCTGTATCTAAATGAAGCTACGCCTTGGAAGTAATCAGTATTGCCAGATGACAACTCAAACTCAAGTCCGCCCAGAGCTACAGGGAACGCATCTTGAAACACAATTTTTATTTGTGGATTGTTATTTGAGTCCAAAATAAACAAAGAAGCGTCACTGAAATTACCCAGAGACTTTTGCTTTGATGGATTTACATCTGGAAATCTGTAAGACTGACTGCTTGAAAAGTCAGTGTATTGTTTGTGAGACTCGGGAAAGCCAAGACCAATAAGCCATTCGTATAGCTCATTATAGTTGGACATGTTCTCTTGAATGATAAATCGAATAGTGAGTTCGCCGTATGCAAGCTTATCGCCAGGCTCATAGTAATCAACTAGAGGAGTAGCGACTTGAGGAGAACCCATTTGTACTTCTGGAATGTTTGCAGATTGACAGAAGAATGAGACATTAGGAAGGTTGTGAACCATAAACTTAAAACCATTAGGTTTAAGATAGTCTAGTTCACCAGGATTCCCAGCGTCCCATGTTGCCTCTGTGACATTTGCTAATACATCAACCATAGTGTTATCCTTTATTCGATAGCACTATTTATAACAATTATACTACTGCGATTGCTGCTAATACTAGAGGAGATGTCATTACTAATGCTAATGCAAATGTAACCACAACTTCAAACTTAGCAGTTTTGGTGCCTATAAATTTCATTTCAGTTCCTTGCCTCGTGAGCATATCAGGTTATATTAAGTGTGTAGATTATACACACATATACTTATAACAACCTGACATGCTACTGACAAGAAATTTGACAATATATTGTTACTTTATTCTACATTCTTCCAAGTGAATGCCCCGAAGAACATTTCATCTTCTGACATCTGCCCCCACGGAACATCTCTGCTAGGATCAGGATTCATTGGATTGTCTGCTGAATTGTCAAATGCACCTTCTACAAACAGGCGTGTACCCTCGGGCAAGAACTTAGGCTCTCTCCAAGTGTATGACAGTTGCCAAGCATATTCGTATCGTGGCACATCAATCAATTCTTCTGAAGAACCGTCTGGATAGAATGCAGTTGCTTTCATACTCTTGCCACGGAAATGCATATGCGGCAAGAATGTATGTAAGTTTACATCTTGCTTTAGAATTACTTCTGCTGTCTGAACAAAGTTAGGATCAAATGCAGGGATAGTTGTCCAGTTGTTAGGGAAGATACAAGCACAGTCGCCTGCCATTCTCTCTTCTGGTACTACACCTTCATCGTGGAAGTACAAACCAATTCTTGCTTCGTCAGTTCTTGCTACGCCGTCTGGAGTGTAGTGTAGCTGCAAGTTTACTGTTGAACCTGCTCGCAACAAACCACCAGTATTAGCATCATAGAAGTCTGGATCACCGCCTGGTACATATGCACTGACACTAGCAAAGTCCATGTTCTGCTGTTCAGCACCTTGTGTGCCTAAGATGTTGCCATTACGCTCGCCCGGGACGCTCACTGAGTTCAGCATGTGATGCATTACAGTAGGCTCACTTGGCAAATACTCTGAACCACGAAGCCACTTGTCTTCAGTTAGTCCTAGATCAACACCAACATAGCGATAAGGAATCGCAGAAGGACCAGCAGGGATTTCTTGTGCTGGTACATAAACAATCATATCAGGCTCACCGTGTACCCACTCTGATGTTGAGTATACAGTTTCTGTTAGCGGATCTCTGTCACCTTCGACAGGCGCACCTGCATCAATCCACTGTACAATAGTCTCCATTTCTGTATGACTCAGTGTTCGATGATTGATAATATCCTTTGCATACTTGCGATCAATCTGTCCTGGTGGCATTTCTAATGTCGTAACTGCTTCACGAATTGCAGGAGCGAATGCTTGCAACATTCTAAAGTCACTCATTGCCCACGGTGCAATACCACCTTCACGGTGACAGCTTTGACACTGCTCTACAAATATAGGTGCCACATTTTCTGCGTAGTCGATCTTTACATCATCATGCGCTTGCGCTCTTGCACCAAATAGTAAAACTATAAGTCCAAAAGTTATTGCTCCTGCGTTTAAACTAGTCATTAATCATCTCCCATAATACTTCTTTGTGCTTTTAATTGTTGAAATCCTTCTTCATCAAGATGTGTGATGGCTAACCAAGCGTGAGTCATCTCATCGCCAGTGCGTGAGCCACCCATCACAAACATATCAGGATCTGGGTTGTTGGGGTTCGCCGCTGTGTTATCGTACCACTGCTTGAGAACAATCACTGCGCCTGCTGGAATCAATGGAGCAAAGTCTGGATCATATAGATGGCTGTGATGCCATGTAGCACTCCACTTGCTTATCTGACTGATCTGCTCTGTGACACTTGTAGCTGGATAGAAGATTTCAAGACTAGCAGCGTTCATACGAAGATGACCATGGGGCTGAAAGCTATCTAAACGCACAGGATGATCGAAACTGTGAAAGCCTTGCGTCATTGCATATCCATTGGGTGGGACTACTAAATCGTCCTGGTTGCCAAGGCGATACAAGCTCAAGTCTTGCTTGTATTTCAATTGTGCGCTTTCCTCTTCTGTGTATAACCAAAGACCGATTTCTACTACATTGTCCTTGATAACACTTCCAGGAGCCATCGCTCCAAGACCACCTGGGAACATGTG